AGACAAACGACTTCTTCAGGTTAGTCGCTATCGGGTCGGTATCTCTCCGACCTGAGGTGAGCGCAGTGCTTTACTACGCTCGCCGAAAAATAGCTTCCATCCTTGGAGCCGTTCCGTCGTTCTGCGATGTAACGCTGAGACTTGGTCCCGGTGCTACAACGACGACAAGAAAAAGCGAGTCGTCCAGCTTTCACAAGCTTGACGGTACTCTCGCGAGGAGTGAAGCCATGTACCCGATCTTGATTCCTTGCTTAAGGCAAGTCCCGCGGCTCTTTGAGAGAGCTACGGCATCGGGCACACTAGACGTCCAGGTTCACCTTGGTCGTCTCAGCTTCGTTCCCAAGAATGCGAAGACTGATCGTGCTATAGTCGTCGAACCCGTCCTAAACACTATGTTTCAGGCCGGCTACGGCGAGTATATAGCGCGTCGCCTTCGCAAGGTCGGTATTGACATTCGTGACCAAAGTCGCAATCAGGGCTTAGCCCAGCTTGCTTCTGTCGACACAAGTGTCTCTACTATAGACCTGTCTAGCGCCTCTGATACCATATCAGTAGGTATAGTCAACGAGCTCCTACCGCCCGACTGGGTTCACACCCTTTCGCGCTTCAGAACTCCGACTATTACCTACCGTGGTACCCAGATCCGCCTTGAGAAGTTCTCGTCCATGGGGAACGGTTTCACCTTTCCCCTTGAGACTTTGATCTTCTACGGCCTCCTGTACGGTTGCACCGTACAGGTAACCGGCAGCGGTGATATGACTCGCTCTTCGGTTTACGGTGATGATATCATCGCCGAAACCGCAGTGGTTCCCCTGCTTTTCGAAGTTCTACGGGTTTGTGGCTTTGAGCCCAACCCCGATAAGTCCTTCTACAGCTTGGACTACCACTTCAGAGAGTCATGTGGTGCTGACTTCTTTATGGGAGAGAATGTGCGTCCTGTGTTCCTTAAAGGAACACTTTCCGGCCAGTCCGCTTTCACACTCCACAACGGCTTTGTTGAGCGTTGTGAGTTCGAAGCGGCCGAGCTTGTACGGTTGTGCCTCAGCGACGAGCTGAAAGCTACAATCGGACCGCCCGGTCTGGGCGACGGTCACCTTCACAGGTTGCCGTCCGATCCCGATCTCCTTGTCCCCTATAGGCGACATGAGGGTTGGGCCGGATATACCTTCTCCACTTACGTTGCCGTCGGTAACGAGCTTCCGCTCGGGTCCGTCAGCTTCGCCAGTGCCCTTTACCACCCCAGTAATGGGAGCGGTAGCCGGGTTGGAGTGCCCGGTAGGAGGTCGAACTTGTTCGGCCTCCGGGATTACGCGTTGCGACATACCGCCCTTACCGGGCGTGTTAAC